ATCACATCAACGAATGAATTTTGAAAATGAGAAATAACTTGATCTGCTGGCATTTCCAATAATTCATAAATATCAAACTTTTTATAGGTAGGAGATTGAGTATTAAGAACGAATGTTTCAATTAGATTAGAGCCGCTTAGGTCTAATTGATAAAAACCTTTTTGATTATCTCTATCGCCTCGATCCATTTGATATGGGGTTCCAGTGTATAGAACATTTTTAAATTCTTGTCTATGATGAATATGACCTGCGTAAACGCGCTTGTATGAAGTTAACATGTCAACCTCTACTCCGTGCTCAACTTTAGTCCACTTATTAAAACGTAATCCTTTAATATCGGCATGGCATACGATGTATTCACATAGATCCTGATGATCGGTTATTATTTGATTGATTCTATTAGTGTCTTCTACCCAAGGTAACATTAGGAAATTTTGAGTTCCATTAATCGTTAAGATTTCCGGGTTTTCAAACACATGAATGTTATCTGCAATATGCGAAATCGCCTTTAGTGAGTGAACCACATTTCGGTCTTTATAGTAGACATCATGGTTTCCAATAATAATGTAAATACCTCTCTTAAACTTCTCAGACAATTTCTTAAAGATAGTTAAAGCCTCATCGTGAATTCTAACATTAATTGATTCGCGTGAATGGAAAATATCTCCTTCTAAAAACAGAACATCTCGATCTTCATCGAAATCTTTGTCAACTTCACTAATTAAAAAATCCAGTAAAAAGTCCTTTTGTATTTGGAGCCACTCTACTGAATTGTTTTTAATTCCTAGGTGTAAATCACCAACTAGTGTTATTTTTCTAATATTGTTTAATTTCATCTTAAAACATTTTATAGTTCTTACCCATACTATCAAGGAATCCATATTTGCTGTTTAGCTCAATAAGAAGAAGTTCCTTATTTTCATAAGTCAACATGTCAAATATTTTTTTGTATTCCATGTTAACGGTACTAGATATTGAATCAAGTACATGAATTGGACTAATGAATACGTTTAGGCTTACTCCTTTACTTAAACCTGATAGAATTAAATTAAATAGAAGATTCATCTCAGGTTTAGTAAATTTCTTCTTTTCAGGTTCATCACCAAGTATCGCTAGAACCTCTGAATTACCTTGGATGAATGAATTTATATCTTTACGGACGATCCCTAGATCCACATGTTCGGCGTATCGACTGGGATCAGTTAAGTGGTAATCGGCTGAGCTGCTATCTAATTTAATTTCAGAACTTCCTCTTGAAGATCCAGCATTATCTTCGTCTTCTTCAGTAAATTCTAATCCTAAATTATAAGTATTATTAAAGATTTTATCAGTCTTCTTTAGGTCTGAGTAAGCAGATCGACGTCTTTCCAATTCGTCTTCGTCATAGTCATCATCGGATATTCCGTTGTTTAAACGGTCATACTCATCTTCAAGACCTAATTCGAGTTCCTGATCGATATTATTGTCGTCTTCATGTAAATCTAAGAAATCTTCATCTGTTTGTTTTGGTATCAAAATAGTTATGATTTTTTTATATTGAATTTAATAAGTCATCGTACTCAGCAGAAGATTTCCCTGGATTAGCTACTGGCGCTGGATAGTCAGGGCTTATTGCTAAGTCGTATGGAATTAAATTCGGTGGCATTGTTGTTGTGTGAACTGTATTGTATTGAGTTCGCATTTGATTTTCCAGAGATTGAGTATCATCATCATCTGAGTAGAACTCGCTAGCTGGATCGTATTCTTCAGTTAGTTTTGCAAATTCATAACTCATTCGATACATTTTGAAACTTTCGGTGTATCCACCATCACGGTTTGCAATTAACTTAATCTTCATTCGTTTTTCCATAGGTCCTCTAATCAAACCGAATAGAGAATCTACTGTATGTACAAGCCCAAATGATTCTGCGATATCTGACATGCTTAAGTCTTGATCGTCTACTGCATCTCTTTTAATTTGAGTTGCTGTAATAATACACCATTCATTTCGAATAGCAACAGCTCTTAATTCCTCAGAGATTACTTTGATCTTTTCGTAAACGTTTCCTTGCTCTCGCATCGGTCTCATTAAGTTAATATAGTCAACTACGACTACTGTAAATTTCTTTCCAGTATTTTGCTGAACTTTTAGGAAATAATTTTCTACATCAATCGCTGAGGCAGTTCCGGTTGGAAATTCTTTAACTACTAATTCGCCTAGGTGAGAAGATTTGCTTCTAAGATCAGCGATCCGTTGAGTTACTTCTCCGACTTGAGTGTTATCTAGTAGGGCATCATAATTTTTAAATGGAATATCTAGAATCATTGACCCAAGTCGCTTCATGTATTTACGGTCAGATAACTCAAGAGTTGCAATTCCGACATGACATCCGGCAACAAATGCTCGACCTGCAATATTAGAAAGGACCATTGACTTTCCTACTTTTGGACGCCCTTGAAAAACTACTAGCGTTTTAGGATTCCATCCACCGCCTAGTGTCTTATCAAAGAATGGGAAACCTGTAGGATTTCCAATTTTAGATAGCTGAACGTGATCAATTGGAGTAAAGAAGTCTAGGCCTGATTCGGCACTAGTAAATGATACGTTTAATTTTTGATTAAATTTTTCACGAACTTCGTTAGTTATTAGCTCAACATTCTCTGGGTTAATGTCAGTTGTTTTTAAATACGAAAGAACATCAATTACTGAACCGTTTAGATTTTTGTAAAAGATGAAGGCTTTTGTGTACTTAAATAAGAAATCGTAATTGTAAGTAGTCAAGTCTACTTCGAATAGAGCTTTGTATTTAGAATCAGGAATATCTAGATTCGCTAGATTAATAAGTTCACGAAGTTCATTACGAGTTGGGATCTTTGAATATTCGACGAAAAACTTCTTTGCGAGACGGTACACTCTTTGTAAAGTGTCGTCGTTAAAGTAGTGAGCTTTGATTAATGGAATAACCTCCCTCTTGTCCATTGAATCGTAATTCTTAGGCTTAATGATAATATCATTATCGTCTTCAGTTAGGACAAAATTAAAGATTATTTTTTCGAGAAGCTCAATGTTCTCTTTGAAGTCTATCATCATATTTTTTAATTGGCTATTGTGTAATATTTTAAAAATTCAGATTCATTGATTGTAATGAATTCTCCTTTTTTTATAAGTATATCATCTTCTATCAAAGTTTTCATGATAAGTTTTATCTTATCTCTAAACTCTTCATCATTCATTTTATCCCCAAATACGTATTTCAACGTTTTAGTAGAGAATTTAATGTCAGTTTGATCAAATTCCTTTGATTTTGAAATTGTGACTTTGACTATGTAGGACAGAATATCGAACACAAAGTCCTGCCCAGTTGGATAACTAGGCAGAGCGATGTGAGATTCTAGTAAGTATTTAAGTGGGATTGTTTGCTGTAAATTAATCTGCATCTTCTGAACTAGTTAAGTCTTCTAATTCATCTATTTCAATCTCGTCTATTCCGTCTTGTGTTTCTGGGAATTTAAAAGTAGGTTTAATAACTTTCTCATCCAGTTCAGTTAAGACTTCCTTGGTGAATAGTCGATCAGAGAAAAATTCTTTTACTGGAACGGCATCGCCATTATGTCTAATGATGTAGGTTTTTCCAAGTTTCTTAGGTAGGAAATAAAAAGTCTCACCGTTTAATTGAAACGCTGAACATAAGTCAGCCTCATCAGGTTTAAGTTTTGAGAATTCTTTCTCGGTTAACTTATTACCACGACCGACTCCACAATTTTCCCAGTTTACGTATTGTTCCAGTCCAACAAACTGATTCATACCTTTATGGAAAGAGATATGGAACTCAATATCAATTGGTCTAGCTAAACGATTCTTCTTAGTTTTAGATCTAACGATAATTCCAGTAGTTGTTTTAGCTTCATCCCTAAGGGTTCCTTTACTTAACATCAAGATAATTGAGGCAGAGAACTCTGGACCTCCACCGCCTGACATACCTTTTGGAGTATATTGATCCATTGAAGCGTATGTGTGGTTAGTAAAGATAAACGGAACTTTATAATTTGAAAGATCTAACGTTAATGACTTGAATAGGGATCTCATCTCTTTTGCACGTAATCCCATATCTGCTGCATTTTTACCTGCATCCATATCACGTTGACTTTTATCAGTATCCAACATTCCTACTGAATCTACAAATAGAGCAAGCTTAAGTCCTGGATTTTCTTTAATTGTTTCAATTAGGTCATGAACGAAGAATTTAACTTCGCTGATAAGGCCCATACGTAAATATTTTAATTTAGTTAAGTCTACTCCAAATTTAACGTAATCACTTGAATCGATTGCACCTTCGGTGTCAATATAGATTACCATGTAGTCTTTCTTCTGCAACTCACGAACTGCATTTAAACATAAGAATGTTTTACCTGAACCTGAGTCTCCAGCAATTCCAATACTACGAGTGTTAGGATAACCTCCAAAAAGGGATCCTGACATTTGAGCATTTAATAAGTAGTTTCCAGTCGGGATGTACTCTTCGATGTCAGAGAATCCGCGAATCTCAATTTTTGATTTTACTTTCTTTTCGAGCAAGTCGTTAAACTTAGCGAAAGCGTCCATTGTTGTTTTTGCCATGTTGTAAAAATTATTTTAGTATCTTTTACAAGGGATACTAAAATGGGTTTAGTTAAAGTATGAAATTAATAAAAATGATCCAGAAAGGACCGTTGTGTCTGAGTAGTCTCCATTTACTACTTGGTGAAATCCGACTTTCACTATATTAGAATTATCTTTAGTGAAGTGGTCCTTTGATAGGTTTCGAGTAAAAGAAATGTCGTTCTTTGAAGTTAGGTTAACTCCGTAACAGTGCATCTTTAGCGACATTGGAGAATTCATTGAAATATCTCCCAAGTAAAAAATACTGTCTTCAGTAAGTCCAACCTCATCGATATTTAAACCAGCTTCCTCAATTAAAGCTCGACATACTGAGTCGTATGGAGTTTTATCTAGATCTGGGTTAACTGTGTCAATTACTAATGAATTACCGGTTTGGCCATTTACCATATTCGGAGACTCGAGTAAAAATATTGACTTAATTGACTTAGTATCTGGGCTTAATTCAAATGGAATAATGCAGATATAATCTAGATCATCTGATAAGTAATCGGCTGAATGTTGGTCCTTTTTTAAAGTTAACACCTTAAATTTTCCGATTTGGGTTCTAGTTTCGTTATTAGTCATTTGCGGCTACTCCTTTTTGTTTAGGTGATGCGCTTAAAGTCTTCTTCATAGTTTTCTTAATCGCATCAACGGTTATGCTGTTATTTATATAGTTTGACAGTTTAGTCAAAAACTCCTCTTTGTTCTTGGAATTAGTGTACATCATTTTCAATAGACTCTTACTTGGAAGTTTAATCCTAACTGCTAAGTTTAGGTCAGTATCCTCCAATGAAAACATTCCAAATAGATCGCTTGGATCTACTTGAACTTGTTGACGAAGAGCTGTTTGATTAACTGGTTCAGCAGGTCTAGCTACTGGTGCAATCTCTTTTACCGTATTAGCAAATTCAGCAGGAATTTCGGGAGCAACTTGAATATCTTCAGTTAAGGAAGGTATGTAGTTAATTGACTGGATTTCAGCCATTGATAATCTAGGCTGGTCGTCAGTGATCATCATTAAGTCTGATGAAACTGCATCTGTGTCCATTTGACTTCCATCAGATAGGACTGCTAGAAATCGACCGTTTCGTCCAGGCAGTACGTCCCTAACGGTTACAATAGTACCAGCTTTTCGTGGATCATTTGTTTTAATCCATTGAAACTCATTTGATTGAAAGCTACTCTTAATAGCCATCATCGTTTCGATATCGTAATTCATAATTATGTTTTTTATTTTTTTAAGCCACTTTATCACTGGACAATTGTTCTTCTAATTTTTTCATTTCGTCCTTAGTATCAACACGACCATTGTATAGTCTTGTTAAAATAGTTCGAGCAGCTGAATCGTATTTCTTAGTAAATAACGTGTCGTTCTTGGTTAAGACCTGATCAATCGTAGGTTCTTGACCAGCTTTAATTTTTCCACCGTATGAATCTGGTGAAATATTAAATTGGATTTGGATATTGGGATACATTGAGGCAAAGTCAAAACATGAAACGTATTTGTAATATCCAGGTTCAGGCTTAGCGACGTATGCTCCATCGTAAGTTGCATCTTCTTCTAATTCTCTTCGGTCGTTTGCCATATACAAACCTCTTTCTAAGAATTCACGACACATTAGAGTTTCAGTAATGAATACTGCAGAGAATACTTTTGATACATCGACCTTTGCAAACTTGGAGATAGCGAAGGCTACATCAAGCAATCCAAGCTTATCTTCAATTAGTTTAACTAGAATTGTATCGATAATGTTATACTTTGTAAAGTTCTCAACGTCTTGCTGAGCTTCCATCATTGTTGCATATTCACTATGTAATTTAGTTGTTCCTAATACTAAATTTGCAATGTAATCTAACTTGTAATTCTCAACTACTTTGTAAGGTTTAGTATTCATAAACACTTCCATGTAATCCAGAAGTCCTAAGTGAACTGGCATTTTGGCCTTGCCGATTAGGGTTTTAGAAGGCATGTTTAACATTGGTTCAATTCCTAAATTCTTACAACGATTAATTAAATACAACCAGTCAAATCCAATTACGTTCCAGCCTGTTAAGAAAGGAATCTTTGGAAGAACTTTGTGAAAGAAAGTTTTCATTAAGTCTTCTTCATGTTCAAAGAATAGGTGCTTAACTACGAACGTTTGCTCATGCGCTTTAAAATAATCATTTACTTCGTCTTCTAGTCGAGTAACTACATCAGGTGCAAGATCTCGCATAGTTGACATTACGAAACATACGTTATCTTCATTTACGAAAGTAATCATATTAACCGGCATTGCGGCTTTAGCTGGATCTGGGAAATCTTGAGAAATAAGCTGAATCTCAATATCCAGATAGTATTTCTTTGGGCTATCATCTGAATAAATTGAAGCGAGCTCAGTTTCGGCTAACCTAGTTTGAGTTAACTCTTCAAGCCTAAATCGACTTAACCATTTTCCTTGAACCTTCTTTAGGAATCTTCCATCCCAATTTCTATGTTCAGTTGGAGTTGGCGTTAGATTCCAGTTGTACAGGTCATGCGGAAGTATTGGTTTCTTCATGAATCCGATATTTCCATCTGGTTTATAATATGAGATTAGAAGAGCTGAGTCTTCTGTGTGAAATTCTGTACTTACAATCATATTGTATATTTTACTAAATTAATAACCTCTCTGTTGGCGAGCCTTGTTCTCCTCATTCTTAGACATGTACATATTGAACATTTCCTGAGAAGTCATTCCTACTGATACTGCATAGTTCATAAAGAAGTGTAGCATATCAATTATTTCAAATTTGCACTCAAGCTGATCAGACTCTGATAAATCTGAGAACTTTTTATCTGAGTAGCCTTCATGTGCGGATTTCCAACGCTTCCAAATAGCATTACCTGAACCGTCATTGATTCCACCTAATGCATCGGTTGCTTCGTGGATCTCATCTATCATTGCATGGTTATTCATGTGCCAAAAGGTCATAAGCTCCCTAAGATTCATGTTGGCAAAGTCATACCCGTAAACATTCTTTTGTGTATCAGCCTGAATGTCCATGATTTGGCCTAATGTGTCTTCGTTCACTTCTGTTCTGTCTGACCAGTGATCTTTAATTTCTAATTTTGCACACGAGTTGTCTGTATTTGCCATATTTATGTAGTTTTACAGGATCTTTTACCCTAAAAGTGAAAAAGGTTTAAGTTTAGTTAGAATAATACTGATAAATAACAGTAGCAACAACTAGACCAAGTTCAAAAGTTATGAATTTGGGACTAATGCGATAAATAAATAACTTAAAATAATACGCAAACTCGATGGCAGAAAAATTAAATCTGAACCGATACAAAGCAAGTGGTGTCTATACGGTAGAAATTGACGAAAGCACTAACCTTAGCTTACCTCTTTCAACTGGAAGATTAGTAATCGGCTCTAGCAAAAAAGGACCTATCAATTCAGTAGTATTAGTGAATGACAATCGTTCACTATCCGCTGTATATGGTGAGACTGACACTAAATTGGAAAAAAACGGAAGCTTTTTCCACAGAACTATTGATGTTGCTTTACGTCAAGGCCCAGTTTACGCTTTAAACTTGTTACCGATTGCTGACACAGATGTTGCATACTTTACAACATTTAATACTGAGTCAGCATCTAACAATTCAACGTGGTCGGCAAATCTTTATCAAGATAGCATTTCAAGATTCTATAATACTCAAAAATTGTGGTTCGCTGATGTTGATGCGGTTAACAAATACAAAAATCTTGCGTTAGGTGATACGTTCCCTGCGACTGGAACAATAGACAAGGATGCTAACAAAATCTTAAGTTTAGTAAATCTTTCTAAGAAAGCAGTTACTGCATGGGCAAGAATTGCTGATACTACTGGTTATGATATTAAAGTTAAAGAATACTATCAACTATTAGGAGACCGAGTAGAAGTTCCAGAATTTTTACACCCGGACGATTATGTTGCAGATTACTTTGTTGAGCTTGCAGTAGTTGATGGTGATTGGACTGACTATATTCGTTTGTCGACTGACCCTATTTACAGACAGTACTTTACAGCAAACGGAATCATTCTTTCTAAACTGGACGACTTTTTATCACTAAGAGATGTTGTTGTAGTTAATCGTACAATTGGAGCAATCATTCCTGACTTTAAGGATTTGGCTGGATCAACTGCATCATTAGATACACTGTTTAATAGAAAATTCAGTAGCTCTAACGTATTTTGTGCAATTGACTACAAAAAAGTAGACTTAATTGACTTAACTAGCTCTACGTTTAATAGCGGTAGTTCAACTGAACCTATTGCACAACAGCGTATTGATTTAGTAGGTCACGGATTTGGTGAGCTTAATACAACTGATGGTAGTAAAACACTATACACTGTAGATAATGGAATAAGCGGAACTGATCCAATTGCTCTAATCGACGTGTTAAGTTACAAAAAATCAGCTGGATACGAATACTACTTTGAGTTAGACGGTCTTGCTCACTCAACTACTTTAGCAGCTGGTGAAACATACACAATGAATACAGGTGGAGACCTCTATATTACGGCTACTCAAGGAAGTAAATTATATGAAGCATGGGCAAATGGATTTGTTAAAGCTGGAGATACTTTACACTATTTAGCTGCACCGTCTAGTACTCCTACTACTCTATATTTAGGAACTGACAACTTAGTTAAAACTCAAACTACTGGTCAAATTAAGTATATTGAATTTACAGCATATTCGGATATAACTAGAACTAATCAAGTAGATGCTCAATACATCACAGATGGAGCGCTTGAATTATTACACATTAAATCAACGGTAGTTAACCAATTTAATTATGAGTTTGACTTAACTAGTTCAGCTTTCTTTAATACAGTTGGAGCAAATAACTATCAGTATTTTTCTCCAAATCAATTAGTGTTCACATTGAATACGAATCTTTATGGAAATGTGGCTAAGAAAGAAACTGTTAATTTAGCGTACGACTCAGCACGCAGAGCATTAATTGATGGGTTCTTTGTACCAGGTCAATACATTAAAGCTAAGATCGCAACTGATGCGAATGGTGATAATGTAATTAGAGATCGAGTTTTAAAAATTAAATCAGTTTACGCTCAACTAATATCAGTTCCAGTTGGACCTTCTAGTACTCCTACTAAAACTTTAAAGTACACGATTACGGTAGATAATGCATACGATGCTAATGTTCAAGGAATTGATCTTACTGGTCAAACCGTTAAGGTTTATAAAGGAATTAAAAATTACGTAACTAATTTACGAGGTTTCCACGTTCCAGCAATGGTAGTTGATGAGACTGCTCTTTATCCAAACGGTACAGCTTCTAGACAAGATGAAATTCTTGACTATATGTTTGATTCAACTAATATTGCATCAACTCTAGCGGATAATGAGACTCTTGATTATCGTTATATTATTGATTCGTATGAAGGTCAAATTTCAAATGCATCAAAACAACAACTTGTTCAACTTGCAGCAAATCACGGAAAAGCGTTAGCTATCTGTAATGCTCCATCTTTAGCACAATACGAAAAATCAAGTGACCCAAGCTTTATTGATTTTAATACTAACTTAGTATCAGCTGAATACATTTCAACTGGTGGTAATTTATCTTCTAACCCAGCATTTACTTTTGGATTTGCAACTGGAGATAAAAATGGTATTGCAATCTCTACTTACGCTGCATACTTTATGCCTAACTTGTTAATTTTCGAAGGAGGTAAAAACAAATCTATTCCGCCTGCAGCGTTCGTTGCTAACACGTACATGAAGAAATACTCAAGTGGAAATACTTTCTCTATCGTTGCTGGTAAAAGAGGTATTATTACAGAAGCTGAAGTTACTGGACTTGAATACGATTTAACTGATGACGATCGCGCTTACTTAGAGCCTGTTGGATTTAACTTAATTGTTAGACGTAGAGGTTTTGGAGTAATGATTTTCTCTAATAACACAGGTTATCAAAGAGTAAGATCAGCACTTAATAACGTTCACGTTAGAGAGGCATTAGTAACAATCGAAAGAGACGTTGAGAGAATCTTATTGAACTTCTTATTTGAATTCAATGATCCTACTACACGATTAAGAGTTAAAACTCTAGTTAAAAACTACTTAACTGCAGTTCAAGACGCTAGAGGTATTGCAACTTTCGATATTGTATTTGATGATTCAAATAACGGTCCTGAAGTTCTTGAAAACAATGCAGGTATCATCGATATTATCGTTGACTTCCCAAGAGGTATTCACAAGTTCATCAATCGTATTACAATCACAAGAGCTGGAGGTCAATTGGCTTCTAACTCAACAGGATTTACTCCTTCATTCTAAGGAATACATTAATAAAATAAAAAAGGACTCTAGTAATAGAGTCCTTTTTTTGTTAGGGCCGACTTGGAAGTCGAATTCCACCACTTGGTTTAAGTCCAAGAACTATTAGTCACGACCGGTCATGATCTCTTCCATAACTCTAACTGTATCAGTTGAATCGTTATGTAAGATACCCGTTCCGCCGTGCTCAATCCATTTCTCCAATTTCTTTTTAAAATCGTCGATTAGAATGTCTTTTTCGCTAGTTGCGTACTTCCATTTGTCTTGATCTAGAACAAGCCTAGTATCAGGAGTCATATCCGCTGGGTCAGTTACTGGCTCTTGGTCAATTCCTAAATTTGAATTTACCCAACGAGTCTTACCAATAAGACACTCAGGACTACGGCTTGGTGCAGATAATAAAATTGGGTCATATCTTTGTAAGTAATCCCATAATTCTCTGCCGTCTTTGGTCCATTGTAGGTTAGCCCAGAAGTCTGCTCCTAACTTATCCAGTAATGGCCAAATTGAGTTCTTTCCGTTTTTCTTTTCGTATTCCTTAGGTGAAAGATTTTCAGTGTTTTCTTCAATATCTTGAAAGCCTCTATCAAAATCGACAAGGACTCCATCTAAATCACAGAACACTCGATATTTACCCTCTTTACCTTCGTTTACGAATTGTTTAAATTTCTTAAGCATTTTCTTTAAGTTCAAATTGTGTAGTCTCGTCTTTGTTTATAATGGCGACAAGATCGTTTGCCATAATGATGTGGTAGTTAGTACCGTCCCACTGGACGTCAAGTCCTGAGTATCGTTGATATAAAACTCGATCGCCTTCTTTGATTGGGCAACCTGAATTACTGGAAACCAGATGGCCTACTGCAATTACTACTCCGGTATTGGGTCTTTTTCTAGCATCAACTGATAAAATGATGCCTGTTTCAGTTTTAGACTCTACTGAGTCCGGTAAAACTAATATTCTTTCGAATAGAGGAATAAATCCTCCTTTGATTGGTGTACTCATTAATTCTTGTAATTTTTTTTGAATTGGTAGTAATTGAATTTTCTACGAGTAGTCAAGTCAACGTTTTCTTTAATTGCATCAAGTACGTCTTTTGGAAAAACTGCTGTACTTAATCTGATTAAGGTCTTGTTACGATTAAGGTTGTTCTCGATCGTCAGCCATTCACCAGGTTCCTTTATTTTAAGGACTTCACATGTTACTTCACGTAATAAATCCATGAAACCTAGATCACCTGAATCAATGAAGTAAATAACGTCTTTCCATTGAAGCGATTGCTTTACGTATTCGACAATTTTTGTTACTTTAGAGGCTGTCATCTTGGGATGGACTCTTGGAATATTGTCTGATGCATCACCCGCTAAACACTTAACTAAGATATCTAAAGTTGGATCAACGGTTAAGTGTTGATAGTCCTTTTGAGTTAAGTCGTTGATTATGTTAGTTACAGCTGAATTGTCTATTGAGTCAATATCAAAATTAAAAAGGTCAACTTCAGCGGGTTCAACTTTACCGAAATCTTCAGTTGTGTAGATCTTTTTGTATTTCGTCATTTGCTTAGGCATAATCAAAATAACTTTACGTTTGTCACTTTCAAGTAACTGGGTTAAGTCTTTGTCTACTGACCAAATACAAATATCTTCTTTTAAATTTTCGCAAATGTAAGCAATTAAATCATCACCTTCTGCTCCAGGAACACGGTTTACTACAACTCCATAATCGTCAGATATTGTACTTAGAATTTCATTTTGAAAGTATTCAAAGAACAGATAAATTTTATCATCGTATTTTCTTTGACCTTTATAACTGAAATCCCCTTCTCCGTGTGTTTCAAAATGTTCTTTGATATATTTCTTTCTCCAACTCTTAGAGTCAAATACAAAAAATACTGAACTGATGTTTTCCTTAAATGGAGCAAGAATGCTGCCAAAGTAATTTACAGAAAATTGTCTAAATGTATCTTTGCTTACCTGCTTTAGAATAAACTTATCGTCATTTAATAAGTCATTGACATAATACTTTTCGCCAACTCTCTTATCGTTAGCTAATATATTTTTTGCGATACTTACTGCGACATTCAGAAACGCATTTCCGTCAATGATTAAATTCATAGTTTAAGGTTTTGGAGCGTCAGCTTGTTCCGGCTGAACACTTAGTGTTTTAATTGACTTAGCAATTAACTCAGCTTCATCCAATGTAAATATACCCTTTGACTGACAGTGATTAGCTGCGGAAATCAAAACGATTACTGAATGTTCTGGTGTTAAATTAGCTAAGAAGTTATCGTAATCAGCTTGATTAGTATAACTGATTGAAGAAAGTAGTGTTGCAATCGGAGCAGCATCCGGCTGAACTTGGTCAGCCGGTGCACTCTTGATTTCTTCAACTACAGTCGCGGTTTGTTTTTTAGAACTTGCCATGTTTGTATGTTGTTATTTTTTATAGATCTTTGAATAAATCGTCTAAGTCATCTGCTTTAGCTGGAGCAGCTGGCGCAGATTTTACTGGAGCTGGACTTTCCGTTATTGAACCAAAATCATCGTCTAATTCAATTGACATATTAGAGCTTGATGTAGCTGGCGCAGCTGGCGTATATTCCAAAGATTCTCCCATTGGTGCTTGAGAACGATTAACTGGAGCAGAGTTAGTAAAGTGTTTCTTCATTCTCTCATCTTTAGTGTTTGCAACTAAGTTATCGATGATTTGTTTGTAAGGAACGATTGCTTTGATAAATTCTGCAACTTTTTCATACTCATGGTCAGTCCACTCTTTTAAGAAGTATTGACTCATGTCCGGTGAGTTCTTTTTAAAGAACTCACTAGTAAATTGCATTACTTTAGGCTCATTAGATACTGCGATCTCTTTTCCTGCATGAGAGATAATCAAAGGACTAACTTCATTCATGAATTTACTTGAACTGAAATCTCTCCATGCTTTCGTTTTACGTTTAATAACTAATACGAAGTCCTTACCAGTAGTAAGAGAGAATGGATTGATTTTTTGAGTTGTTACTAACTCATTTTCTGGATTGATCTCTTGTTGAATCAAGTTATCAATAGTGTATCCGTAAGAATAAACTTTGATTTTGCCTTCCAATTGTGGAAATTGAGGGTCTTTCTTGATGTAAACACAAGAGTAATAATTGTAGTAACGATTGAAGTACTTCTGAATTTCTTCAACAATTGAAGGTTCTTCGTTTTTCAAACGTTTTAATTCCAAGTCCAATGTCCAAAGAATTGATGATGCGCCAGTAGTAGAAGGGCAGTCAACGTACAACTTCTCATTTGTTAGAGGGTTGATAAGTTTTGCTGCGTACTTCTTGTAGCGGCTTTTACTAGGATCCGTTACCCATGGGATAAAACGGATTACTGATTTGTAGATTCCGTTCTGACCTTGGTCTGGACCCGGATTGTACATGTTTTCGTCGACTTTGCGAGCGTTTGCTGATGATTTACCTGAGAAATCATCGAGATTGAGATTGAATAGATCTTCCATGTTCAAAAATGATTTTAATTTATAGAATTATACTAAATAAGTGTGAGAGGTTTCCAAAAAAATAGGGCGAGTTTTAATACCCGCCCTCTAATGTGAACTTTTAATCTAAAATTAAGCTTTTGGAGCTGTCTTAGAAGATTGAACGTGAGTTCTTCCCTCTTGGCAAGTAGCTTTAATTTCTTGAAGAAGACCACGAGTTCTAGTACCCGCAGATTTATTTCCTTTTTCGTAGAATTTAACCGCTTCTGCTTCAAGTTGAGCAACTTGGTCCTTTAATTGTGTTAACCATTCTGGTGTCATAATCAATAAGTATTTTTGTATCTTATATTACGAAACTTCACCCGGTTTTAAATATTATTGATATTTGGTTGAAAATATTGCATCTGGGAATGATTTCTTAGTAAATCGTATCCAGGTTTGCATTACTTCTTCGAATTCTGATTTAGAGATTACGCCGGAAGAAACGAAAGGCCGTAAGTATGAATTGAATTCTGAATCTATTGGGACTCTCTTTTTAACAGCAGCTGCGTGCATCCCTGAGACCATTGCTGGTATTTCATCAGGTAAAAGAAAATACTTGTAATTGTCTTGAGCACCATCTCTAACTTTTTTTGAGGTTTTTACAATGTGACCGACTTTCTTGTTTACTCCTTTTTGTAAAAGGTGCTCCAATTCGTGTCTAAGTGTATCAACTATTTTAAAGTTTAAGTCTTGGTATTTAGAAGGTTCAGCGTCAGGGCTAATGTAAATAACTAGGTCTATCTCTGGAGAGTCTGGATCAGATTCAGCTGGGATATACACGTTTGCATCAACTACAAATCCATTCTCTTCGAAATTAATGGTTTCCCAAGGAAGTCCATTAAAATCAGTAGTTTCAGAAGGATCAAAGTCGACCACTCTAACTATTTTAACAGTTAAGTCAAATTCAATAGGTTCAGAGTAGGTAAAACTCTCAGTTTTAGGTTTGCCTATTGTTGAGCCGGCTGTTTTTTTGATAAATGAAAATACATCGCTCGCATAAGAAGATGATAGCGTGTCGTATTTTGATTCGTATATAAATTGACTAAATCTTTTTATCATTTCTTTAAGAAGATTACATCGAGATCACTAGTAGATGGAATTGACTTATCGTCATAGTTAATATCAATATCTCCACGATCCTTCCCTAGTTTATCAGAAGATAGTGCTGATTTTAATTTATCGTATATGTCTTCAGGTAAAGCCTTTGTTCCAGTAAGAGCGACTGTAATCTGTTCTTTTTTATCTGTGAAGTTGTTATCGGTGATCCATTTATCTAGATCAGCTTGAGCCAATTCATATTCTTTGTATCTCTTAACTCCACCACCGTCTGTGAATTCCGAATGCCATGACTTGTCTTTATCTAAGAATACGATTCGAGTAGAACCTGTACCAGAAGAAGCAACTGGAGCATTTGGATCGGGCGGAAGTGCTGCACTAGCAAAAGGATCAGCCATTGGATCAGGAGATGATGGTGCTGGAGCATCGGCTGGAGCATCTGCTGGTGGAGCAGGT